CCAGTCGTTAGGTTCATCCTGCTAACATACAGCTGCTGCTCGGATGTGAGCAGCTGCTGCATGGCAGCTATCTTTACATTGCGCAGCACCTGCTCTTGCTGCTCCAGTGTGAGAGCTTTTTGCAGCTCTGCTGTGTATGCCTGCTGTGAGGCTGTCATTTGCTGGTGTGTACGTACCACCTGCATACCTCCCTGCACGTTTGCCGTAAATAGCCCTGCCCTTGCCTTTAGCACAATGTTATCCAGCGCAGCAATGCCGGTGCTCCTCTTTTGCGCGATGGCTACACTTGCCATTGCTACCTTGTACGTTCCATAGAGAGTTACCAGCGTGCCCAGCACTCGCAGGCAGCTGTCGTAGTTCTTTACCAGTGAGGTAATGGCACTTATGCTGCCACTCAAAACACCCTCCGTGTTCTGCCCAATATCATTGAGCATCATATCCCACGCATCTTCAAGGTTGCTTATCTGCCCAGTGAGGCTCTTGCTCTGCTGCTCCATCAAGCCATAGAACATGCCACCTTGGTTGGTGAGGTTCTCAATAACCATTTGCACCTCCTCAAAGCCAATCTTGCCATCGGTGACCATTTGGTTAATCTCATCGGTTGTCTTACCCAGTGCCTTGCTCAACTCCTGCACAAGGGGTATGCCCCTGCCCATGAATTGCCGTACATCCTGCGTAAACAGCCTGCCTTGCACCATGGTAGTTCCATAGAGGTACGTGAGGTCGTTAAGTGGTATAGACAAACCGCTGGCAATGTTACCCAGCCTTACCAGCGTTTCGTTTACTCTGTCTGCGCTCTCTCCATAAGCCAGCAGCTGCTTTGCGCTTTGCGCCACTCCCTTTAAGTCAAACGGAGTAGTAGCAGCCGTTTGCGTGAGCTGTTGCATGAGCTGTGTTGCCTGCTCTGCGCTGCCCAACATCGTGCCAAATGCAATCTCCAGCTGTTGGAACTCGCCACGCACATTGATGATGTCCTGCACCCAGCTCTTTAGCGTAGCCGTAATTGCAACTCCAGCAATGGCTGTACCAATGTTTTGGAAAGAGCCGACAATGCCTTGGCTCTCGCTCTCCACATTGTCTGCGAACTCCATAATGCGCTGCTCATCCTTGGAGAGCATTGCATCTATATTGTTGTCTCTTATGAGCACATCAAAGCTCAAAGCCCCATTATTATTGTCCACGATTGATGCTATTTATATAGTTTATAAACTGGTCTGCATTCTCCTCTGTGAGCACCACATCACCGCTGCCAGCAAACCCGCCCTCACTGGAGGCATTATCTCCATCCTCATCATAGCGTGCTTGGTCAGCCAGCATACGCTGCACCACAGCCCATGCAATGCCCTTATTGAGGTATTCCCACGTCCAGTGGAAGTATGCGCATATCGCACCTCTCTGCCCATAGAGGCTTTTTAATCCTCTTGGCTCTCTATGCGACTGGGCATTGTTGTTCGTGCGCTCGACATCAATCGCATAGAGTTTATAAAATCCGCTAAATTGTTGGTTAGGTCAATAGCCTGCACCAAATCAAACAGCTGGCTGTTTTTTATCCACTTGCTGAAAAATGCCGTAAGCTCCTCCAGCTTTTGTTTGTTCTCCCACTGGTTGCCCAGCACGGCAATGGCTACAATACGTGCCATGCGCTTGTTATGCTCCATGAACAGCTTACGTGCCTCCTGCCTTGGGTTCTCCTTGATGGTGTTCTCATCCATAACCAGCTCAATGTACTCTGCGCTCAACCTATCCAGTGTGTACGCAGTAGGCTCTTTTACCACAAACTCCTGCTGCTTATCCTCCAGTATCGTCTGTGTACGCTTCAACCACTTAAACCACCTCCACCTCGGTATGCGCACCTTGCGCTCAACTTGGTAGTTGATGGTAAAGCTGATGCCCTGCTCAATAAGCAGGCGCAGCTCCCTTTTCTCTGCCTCCAGCTCTGTAAGCCCTTGGCTATCTTTCTTTTCTTTATTCTCCATATCTTAATACGTTACGCTGTTAAACAAAAACCCACCATGCGCACAAATTCCTCTGTACCATGGTGGGCTTTCCGTGTTGTGCCTCCTATCTCGTAAGCACCAGTACCATGTTTGCCGCTGGTTACTGACCTGGATAGGTTGATGTCTTCTTCCGTGCGTACATCGTAGCCACACCAGCCTTTGCAGGCTTGAGGGGTGTTGCCGTAAAGTCCACAAGGTTGATGCCCTGCGAACTCATGTCAGCGTTGAGCACAGCCTCAATGTCGGCACGAGGGATAACGTACACAAGACCCACTTCGGGGATGGCACGCAGGCTCACCTCAATGTCCTCATCGGTGTCGCTCCAGCTCCACACCATATCATCGCCTGTGCCACTTGTGCTGCCACCCAAATAGGTTTTGAGGAAAGTGGGGTCGGGATCCATGATGGAGAACGTGAGTACGGGCACTTTCTTTTTCTTTTTACGCACTTCGGGGGCACTCTGTCCCTCCTCAAAATGCTCTGTCACATCTGCGGTGTCCTGCTGGAGCTTGCAGGTGTTTTGGTACGTCTTGCCAATTTTGGTGTAGTTTGTAGCCTCGCCACCATCGGCAGCAATAGTACCAACTTGGATTTCGGACAATCCTAAAGAAATCAAACTCATAATCGTAACGTATTAAATGTTGTGAAAATTAAAACGTATCTTGAACCAAAGGCGGTGTGCTTGCATGGCTGGCTCTGCTATTACATCCTGCTCCTCGCAGGTGTAAGCCCACCCATTTCCGCAGTAGTGTTTCTCCAGCACCTTGTATGCAAGCTCTGCAAGCTGCTTGATACGCTCTGTGTTGGCACTGAATGTTTGGGCTACACCTGCCAGTGTGCAGTCTGTCTTATCCGGCACAATAATGTTTACATGGCTCGTACCCAGCTGCACGCTGCCTGCTGGCAGGCTCAAACTGGTAATGTAGCAGTCCTCTCTCGTTGCAGGTGCTGTATCGGTCATTTTGGTACGTTTGCGCACCACACCAGTAATCTCTTGTGCCAGCTCGCTCTGTGCCAGCTGTACGTAGAGAATATCATCCTGCAAGGTGTTAAACTGCATACCCTCACGCATGTTCACTATGTCATCCACGTTTGCCATTGTTGCCTTTTAGCTCATTTTGTAAATCTGCTTCTGCAGCTGCTTAACCAGTATTGGCACTCTCTGCTGTGCATTGCGCTCTGCGCTATCCAGCACATCGTAGCCTCTCGTTTCCACGTAATAAGCGTAGTGCATACCTGCCACCACGATGAGCGCATAACCTCTTGTGACTTGTTTTGCAAGCTCCGCTGCCAATGCCTGCCCCTCCAGCACTCCTTTGCCGTTGGCTGCATCAACCACCTTGCTTGCCACCCTTGCCTCAAAATTTTGGCTTATAATATCGCCATTGCGCATCAGTACGTAACCTATGCTGTTACGCAGGTTGCCAGTCCTATCCTTGTACGTGCCCTGCTCTCTTGCGATTGCCACACACTCCTCACCAATGTACTGCAACATAGTTACCATGGCTCTGTGAATGCGCAGGCTGTACTCTGCAAAGGTGCTGTGTACCTGCTGCTTGGTAAAGTTAGCCTTAAACCCAAACTTTGGCATAGTGGTTGTACTTTTTGTATCGCAGTACCTTGCCATGCAGCACCTCTATGCCAGCAGCGTTGAACACCTTTATAAGGGAGTTTATCGGTACGGCTGGGGTGCTTGCATGTAGGTACACCTCGCTTTGGTATGCCAGTGTAGTGCCATCAGCATCTTGCAGCACTCTGTTGCCGCTGCTCGGTTCTTCCCTGCACAGCCCCCACTTTACAAGCTCTGCCTCTTTGGTATCCACCAAATCGCCCAGCTCATTCAGCTGCTGCTCTGCTGGCTGCTCCACATACAGCATATCAGTGTATCTGCCTTTTGCCTCTGTACTCATACCGGCTTACATGGTTACTGGTTAAAACATTCTGCTCCCATCACGTAGCGTAATAACCGCATCGGGGACAAACTCCTCTGCTGGCAGGTCGTTGGCTTTGCATAATGCCAAAATGCGGTCTTTCAACCTCTCATTGTAGCCCTGCTGCCAATCTCCCTCCCTCTCGCTGGAGAGGCTGATGTATTTTACAAGCACCAGCACAGCTGCCAGTGCAATGGCACGCTCATTGGCTGGGTCGTATTCACCATCTGCCTCCAGCGTACAGCCTAAACGCTTGCACGCTACAAGGAGAGCCTTTTGCAGCTCAAGCTCGTTGCCATCGCTGCAATAAGGCTTAACCTCGCAGAGTATTGCATCAGTGTTTGTCATACCTCGCTACTGGTTAAAGTCCACGTACTTGGTAGTTCACGATGCCATCAATCTCGGTGATGATAGGCACAGCACGCCAGCTGGCTTGTGTGTACTCACCAGCCTTCTGCCCAGTGCTCTCACCAGTCTGCCACTTTGCAACACGGATGCCGTTGCCAGCATCAACATACTGCACGTTGGGTTCGGGGATAATGGCATTGTCCTCAAACGCAGGCTGTACCTCACCAATGAGACCGGCAGGTTTGAGCACCAGCATGTTCTCATTCCATGGGTCAATCAGCGTTTCACTGCGCTTGCCATCCTTGGCAATGGCACTCTTCTTAACCACCTTGGTGATGGCAGGCAGCTCAAACTGCTCCAGCATTGCAGTAAGCTCTGCGCTGGTAACAGCCTGCCCACTCTTATCAGTGCCCTTAATGGCTCTGCGCACAGCAGGGCAGTTGATAATCCACGCATAGATGGCAGGAGAGCAGAGGATTTCGCCAAACGTGATGCCGTAGCTCTCAAACTGGTACTTGATAGCAGCAAGCTCCTCCAGCGGGTTCACCGTGCCTGCATTGTCATCCGTCCAGTTGCGTGCAGCCTGCAACTTGTTACGTGTAGGCATGTTGTAGTCCACCTTGTA